TTTCGACTTGATCGTCTGCCGCCCATTTTCTTGCGATATCGATATTGCTCTGAGCGAGATCGACTCCGGTGAATTGTAGCTGCGGAAAGCGTTTCGCCAGATTGACAGTGTAATGCCCATGAGCGCAACCATAATCAAGCACACGACTGCCGGCAGGAAGATCAGCAAGAAGACCAGCCACGCACTCGTAACGAGTATTGCCATTAAGATTTTCTGGACCATAGTTCACTCCCCGAGATTTTTCATATTCGTAATATGCTTCGTAATGCTCTTTAAATCTGCCGTCAAAAATGAACGGGTAGCATTTGTCGATTTCCTTTTTCTCGATTATTGCCTCACCGCCAGCTTTCAGTGCTAGTCCGTCGGCGATATAGATATCACTCAGATGGATGAAATGCCGAATCGTTTTCGCCGGATTCTTTATCGCATCATGGAATTTAGTGCTGATAATATTATCGATCTGACATGCGGTATTTGCCCATGCATATTTATTAGCGGCATCAAGTTGTTGCTGGTCAGTATTGCGCCATGACCCATTTAACAACTCTCTTACAAAAGCACCTTCATCAGCGCGCCCATCTTTTAATGGTAACAGTATTGCGCCAGATCCTGCGCATGTTTCCGGCAGCGCGCCTACCTGTGAACTGATAAACGGCAACCCAGCAGCCATCGCTTCCATCGCGGTGATGCAAGATACCTCTTCGAATTCTGTCGGGTAGATCAATGCATCGGCCTGCAACATAACATCAGCCAGCTGCTGTTTAGTCAGGTGCCCGAGCAACGTGCAATTAGGCAACTCATCGATGCGTTGATATAACGCTGCATAATAGTCGCGCATCTCTGCCGTAGTGTTGGCATAGTTGCAAACGTATAAATGTATGTCGATGTCGTCTTTCTGTAACCGCTCCATAATGCCGCCCGGGCGGACCAGGTGTTCCAGTCCGCGCTCCGGCCTGGAAGAATAAATCAGTTTAGTTTCGTCATGATCCGGATCGCCGAGCTGTAGTCTTATTGATTTGTCGTGATCAAACAACGCGAGATCGATCCCGTTGGTAATTGGGAAGACAATCTCAGGATTGAATCCATATACATCGCATAGTTGTTTCTTGTGCCATTTGCTCACACACAAGATACCGTCCACATTCCACATCTGCTGTTGCATGTGCGGCTTAGTACGGAACATGGCCAGATCATGTAACCATAGCAGATTGATTTTGCTCGCCCACTTGCTGGTAAATGCCTGTGGGTGACGCTGGATGATACATACATCGTGTGGTGTATTGGTCGCATAATAATGGAACCGGTTTCCTAATGGCGCATCTTGTAATATCTCGCCCGCCCAGAGATACTTTACCCCATCCCAATCGCCCTCCTCCTGTGAGTTGGTAAACATGGCAACCTCATGCCCCAGCGCGGCCAGTTCTTTCGCGACATAATATGCCGCTGTCTCACTCCCGCCGAGCGACGATGTGTTGATCGTATCCCCGTTAAATGGCAATCCGCCACAATGCATTACAATAAACATGTGCGTGTGTTCCCCCGTAAAAAATGTGCGTGTGTATTAAGGGTGGCCAACCACCGGCATGACATCGACCCACACGCACGCAAATCGATGGAGGGAGGCCGGTGGCTGGCCATTACTTTCTCATCCCTGATAGAGTTAGTTTTGCTGGCACCGTCATTTCCGGCTTACGGACTCGCTCGATGTGATTGCCTTTCAGCATGTCGCACTTCGTTGCATCCAGCCCCCAGCTTCCGCTATCCTTCCGGTATCTTTCCATCTCTGATGCGTAATTGGGATCGGCTCTATGTGGTATCAGCATACCGCCTCCTTATGCGCAGCTCTGGACGAGAAACCCGAACCGTGAGCCGGTGATCAGCTCATCCTGATAATAGCCAACCTCGATATCATCGGTCTTGGTCTTGCTATCATAGGGATGCCGTTCCACCTGCATGTTCGGTATGCCAGGGGCTTCGAGCCGATAGGAATACATGAAACTCGGCTCATCGACGGCTGCGTTCAGCGGCGCATAATATACCAGCACGGACGGTCCCCAGATTGCACCGATCGACCGGGTGATATTTTCCTGAGCCGAGTTTGCGAACCCACCAGCCACAAGCACGTTATCCATTTCGAATAATTCCTGGACCTGCGTAGTATTAGCATAACCCCCGCCATTATTCGTCCCGAAAATTGCATTACGCACGGTCGAATGACGCCGGAATGCGTCCCATGAACGCGGCCCGAATGCCATGCGGTTTGGCCGATAACCTGTCGCGTAGTACACGTTGTCGATTGCGACATTTAAATCAGCCATCGGGTCGGCACCAGTGCCAGTCCACAGTGATGTGACAGCAGCGCTTGACCCGATGTTCGACGCTGACGTCACCTGCAAACCAATGCGGCTCTCCCAGTTCAAGAAGAGCTTGTCTGTCAGGATCGTTGCACGGCCTTCAATCAATCGTGCGGCGAATACCGGATCGGCATTATTCCGATCTTCGATCGTCACCCCAGATTGCAGCGCGTAGTTATTGCAATAATACAACTGCGAACTGACGTCCATGGTAATGCGCTTTGCGATAGTCCCTGGTGCGCGATGGTCGTCTTCAATGCGCCACCGATCCGCCTGCGAAAACTCGGTAATCGCGCCAGACTGCTTGCGGACCCCGACAATGGGCGCAATCAAATCGGCGATCATTCCACGCGGACGATAGTCCAGGATGGTTTCGGATAGCGGCAGATCAAGATAGATATCCCGTCCAACAGCCGCAAAATTTACTTTTTTGGTAGTCATGTCATGCCTCCTTAGGCGCTGTTGATGCCGGTAACGCAGAAGTTAAACAACCCTTCTACCGTTGCGCCGGATGCTGCTGCTGTCAATGCGCGGCCACACGGGACCGTTGCACCGGCCAACGTGATGATATACCCAGATGTGGTTACCGCCAATCTGGCACCGGCTGAAATTGCCGCGCCAGCCACACCTTTCAAGTGTCCGGCGTAGCCGATTGTTGCATCCTCGCCGGACTTCGGCTTGTTCTGCAATAGCCCAACAGCAGTAGCGCCGGTTGCTGCAATTGTGCCCCCTACCGCAATGGCCTTGTACTGCGCCCCGGTCCCGCCGCCAGTGCTGAGATCGGCGCCAGCAGCGAGTTGAATCGCGTCATAATTTCCTGATGAACTCATTTGTATGCCTCCTAATTAGTTAAGCCATTTTTTGCCGAGTTCGGGATCGGCGGCCAGCACTTTATCCCGCGCCTGCGCGAAACTCAACCCGGTATTTTTCTGCCGCAATTCTCTGACGCGATCAACCAGTACCTCGCCCACATCATCTCCCTCGTCACGGTTGCCGGAATCCGCGGAACCGCTCTGGGAGAATTGCGCCGATTTGCCGTTCATTGAAATGAACTCATCGATCTGGCCCGGAGTAACGGTCAATGCGGCGGCATCATCATCGATCCGCATAAATTTGATGGCCATCTCGCGCTGTGCTGGCAGCAGCTTGTTGGCTTTGACGGCATTTTCCAGCCTGCCAACCAATGCGGATCGATGCATCTTGACCTTCTCAGCCATGGCACCTTTTTCAGTGGCGTCGATCTTTGCTTTTAATGTTACGTTTTCCGCTCCCAGCGTGGCATTTTCCTTCACCACTTCGGCTTGTGCCGCAGCAAGAACGGCAAGTTGCTCTGTGAGTGCCTCTATTTTTTTCATAAAATCATCGTTCATTTCAGAATCCTCATTGTTGATATCCCCGTATACCGCGCTGAACGCCGCCCGACGACTGGCCGCGAGACGCTGGCCGCTGTCGAGATAATGATTCAGGTCTGCCAGGGTATTCACGGCGGGAATATCCGCGCCCAGCAGCGCTACGCCGGAAAGGACGTAGCTGTATTTTTTGCCTTTATGCTCAACTCCGATATCCAGCTCGATCGACACGCGCCGATAGAGCCGGGCCTCGAATGCTTTACGTACTACCTGTGGTACATGTTCAAACTGTGCGAATAGTTTATCGCCGCTGCGCCAGACTTTTGTTACCCATCCCAGTGCCGGCTGGCCATCGGTTATCGGCTGGCCATCGTTATGCCCGAACTTCAGCGGCACTTTATGCAACGTCTGCAATGCCAGAAAATTATCAGCGATGGCGTCTAGGTCGGCACGACCGAATAACATGCCGTTCCATTTTCCAACGGCGAATATTTCAGCATCCAGTTTATGGTGCTCGGAAAATTTTGCAATCATTTCTTTGCTTTTGCCGGCTGCATGGATACAGGCAAATATAGCCTGTTCCTCATCATCAGATTCTTCCAGTACAGCATTGGCCGCAACGATGCACTTGTGTTGTTCGTCCTCGTCCCAGGTCTTGGCGACTGCTGGAATATTATCTTTGCTATACGGCATCAAGCACCCCCAAATCCCGGTTCAGGCAACATGGTTGGATCTTCGGATTCTTCCCAAGTATCGTTGATCGTAACCGCAACCAATAATGACCGGCAGTTAAAATGCAATGGCGGACGATAGGACGTCCATACCTCATCATCCGCTGGATGGATATGGCCATCCATGTACTCGCATATCGGCGTGGTTTTGCCATCCATCACCGCGCTATATTCCAACGCCTCGACAAAGTCAGCAACGTCTGGATCGGTAAACATCGAATAACGCGCCTCATTTACGGCCTCGAATGTTGTGGTCCGCACGACCGTACCAATATGCGATAACACATCAGCGCCTACATCCTCCTCGATCTGATCGACTATCTCCTTGATTGACCACTCCCCCTTGATGCCATTATAGATCACATTGGCAACTTTTTTCCTGGCATTTGTTGCCAGATCGCCTGCGATGGTATGGCTGCGCGCCTCAAAAAATTTGTCCGCCGCCGCATCGCTCAACGCCGTGAAATCACGGCGGACCAGTTTCGTCTTCAACAGTTCGGTGCGAGCATGATCTTTTCCGAGTTCCCAACCGCTGCGCAGGCTCTGGATGATAGCTTTGCGCAGCTTAGTCATTGTCCTGGCCGAAAATTGCAACATCATTATTTTGTCAGGATGATCGATGATATTCTTTTCGACCACATCTGCTGTGATATCCGCAAGCCCGGCCTTCATGACATCAAGTAACGATTCCGTGGCCGTAGCAGCTAACTGCGTCGTTTTATTATCGATCACTGCGAAATCAACCCGACGGATAGCCCGCGATAATGCTATCCGCCTGGACGATTTTAATTGCTCCCTACCTATGATGGTCTCTTCATCATTTTGGTTTCCAGAAGCAGGCTCTTGCTCACTCTCGTTGCCGAGTTTAGGTGATGGACTGACAGATTGTCGGAGGGGCTCACCTGCCTCTGGAAATTCTAATAGCTCGCGCAGATGCGCGGCGTCTGTGTCTGTTGCGTCTACCGCGCCGGCCTGAATCAAATCTTTCCACCGCATGATGGTCTGGTGCTTCATTGATTCGCTGATCGGTTTGAAACGGAATCGCGGATGCTCCGCCCCACCGAAGTTTATCTCGCACAATGGTCTGAATAGCTGTTCATTCAGCGTCTCTTCGAGTCGCGCGGCCTCGGCTTCCAGTGTCCACAGGAACGCTTCGAGCTGTGTTTGTGATTGCGAATAACTGCCGGTTTCACCCTGTTCACTTATCCCCAACAGATTGGGCACCAGCAATGCTTTGGCAATCGCTTTGTCATGCGATGCTATTGCGCGCTCATACGCATCGGTGTTTGCCGGAGACACGAAATTTAGATCAACGTTGGCCGGCATCAATATGCCGGTGGTCGCCGACAGATTGCTCAACATATTAGTCAGGTCAGTATGTACCCTGGTCCCCGCCGTGATAGTCGCGCCATCTTTCGGCTGTGCCCAAACAAATCCGCTGGCATGCCGTTCGAGATGGATGTTCCAGAATCTAATAAGCATGTCCTTGCTGAACCAGGATCTATATGCCTCGCGCAATTCGCTCTGGCCGTAGATAGAATCAACGTCCTTATTCTGCACGTGGTAGATGAATTGGTTGAGGTCGATTTCCTGCTCGCGGATACCTATGCGCTGTACAAAACGTTCGATGTTGCCATATTCGTCGGTGTAAAAGAAGAACGATTGGAACGGTTTTTGAGCAATCTTTTTGATTCCGATCCACGTTTTACCATCGATTATTATTGGCTCAAGCACCTTTTCGCTGATCGAATATCCTGCATACATTGCCGACATGACGCCGTTGAGGCAATCATTAAATGATCCCGGCATCCGCCTGATGATTGCTGTTAATATCTCGGCCATTTTTGTTTGTTCGGCATCATCGGCCTCGTATTCAAAATACCAGCGCCGGGATGTGATGGCGTCCCGTTTAAATCTGACTACCGCTTTGATCTGTTCATCGATCATCATCCGCTGATAAATTTTGTACCCTTGCCGTGATAATAGATCATCAGGGTTATACCGTGGCCATGCCGTCGAGGAGTACATGGGAGATTCCGCCCAAGCGACTTCCGCCGGCGCGGCTTGTACTTTAGGCTTTGCAAATAATGCTTTGATGCGCTCACCAATTTGCACGGGCGCTCTCCGACTGGTTCATCACACCGATCACCCCAACGCATTCGGCCGATTGCAGCATGTCCATGATAGCGTCAATCATGGGGTCGATCTGATCATCATGTTGGTGGGAATCATTGGCGGTAAACGCCTCGCACTCCGCCGTAAAATCGTTGGCGAACGAGGCGTCCATCGGGATCGAAACAAACCCGGCTTCGATGTATCCCGTCACGTCCATCACGCGGGTATATTTGTCCCGGTTCCGCTCGATGCCTGATATCGGGATCGCCCGTTTGAGTTTCTGAATCAACCCCGTGCCACTCGCCTTGTCTTCGATTCTCATCTGCCGCAATGGGCCTAGCATAGCAGACATTTCGGTGGCATGCTTATGCCAGAATGCCAAGGTTCTATTCTCGAGCTCCGGCGCTTCCCATCTTCCGCGTACCATATCCAGCAAATAAATTTTGCCATCGTACCCTTTGCCCCAGCACTCGAGGACACTGTAGTCATTCGCCTCTTTGGTCTTTTGCGCGGTGTCGCCGTAGATCATCCGGTATTCTATCGCTGGCAATATTGCATGCCGCGCAAACCATTCGCCCCTGATGATGTTGCCGCCTCGCG